TTTACTAACTTAAACACAACTACAATTCCTAATATAATAAGAACCGTAAATGCACCTAAACCAAATGTTACGAGTGTTTCCATATTTTTAAAGTTTAAATTGTCTCAAGACTTTTCCACTTAATATGATGTCAATATAAAAAAAAAGCTTGGCAGAGCCAAGCAATTTTTGTAAAAATATTGAATTTGAAAAAATATCCAAATTAGAAGTTCAAAATGCAATAATCTGGTTGAACTGTAACTTGAATTTCTTGAGCAGCGTTTTCAGTATCCCAGTTATAATCACCAAAATTGGCTTCTGTGATAATCGCTCCTTTAATAATCCACTCAGATACTATATCACCTACTGGTCCTAAGATATCTAATGTAAGGTCTTTTTTATAGAAATCACTATATCCATCTCTACCTGTTACAGATTCGTGATGTAAACGTACCCACTCCATTACTGCCTGAGCACCTGATGGTGTAATTGGATCAAATAGAGTCATTTGAATAGTTCCCCATGTTGATTTACCTTTTACAAATCGTTGAACGTTTATGTGATTTAAAGCTACTGTACCTTGTGTTACTGTTACAGCTCCCATACCCTTAATTTGGTATGATGGGATACCATCTACATAAAGAATAAATCTATTCTTTTGCTTTGGTTCGAATGCTGTAAAAAATATTTCGTTTGGGTCTAATACTGCCATTTTATTTTATATTATTTATTTTATTATAAATATTCAGTTTTCTATTTCTTATGATGGGAATGTAGCTCCTGTTGGAAGAACATTGAAATCTAAGATTATAAATTCTGCTGTTTTAGTTGGTTGTAAATAAATCTGACCAACTAATTGATTTCTATCAATTACATCAGCTGTGTTGTTTGTATCATCCATTACTACTTTGAAAGCATACAAACCTTGTCTTTGTTGTACTGATTCTAAGTATGGGTTAACTTGAGCTAAGAAGTTATTTCTTGTAGCAATTGTATTTTGTTCAAATACTAAGTTATCTGATACTTGAGTAATGTATCCTTTAAGAGCGATTAACAATCTACGAACATTTACTCTATCTAAAGCACTTGCTCTTTTTTGCAATGTTTTCTGACCGAATACTACTGTTCCACTTCCTGGGAATGTTGCAATTGGGTTAACGTTTGCTTCATATAAAGTATCTCTGTTTCCTGAAGTTAATTTTCTTTCAGCTCTAACTACTCCACCCAAAGCACCTCTAATTAGACCTGCTGGTGCGAACCATGGATCTGAAGATGCATCAGTAAACGCATATACACCTGGAATGAAAACAGACGCTGGGCTCCATACAGTTTGTGCTGTTTGAGGATCAATCGACTGTAACCATGGCCAATAAGTAGCAGTGTAACTTGTATCAAATGCGGCTGCATTGTTTGTTACTGTACCTATAGTTGAGTTATAAGGAACTAAATCAATAATCGAAATACAATCTTGTCTACCTTCTGCTAATGTAACTAACATGTTAGTTTGTGAAGGGTGTAAAGAATAAATTAAACCTGGAGCAGTAACAACATTAAATTGGTAGTCGTCTTGGTTGCTCAATAATTTAATTGAAGCTGTATAATCGTTTGGAGCAAGTCCTTGAATATTTGTTGATGTAATATCTTCATTAAATTTTGCTTGAGCAATACTAATGTTAGATCCTACTGCGCTTGTAAATGAACCTGAACCTACTGTTGGTAAACTACCTGTGTATTGATTCTTAGGAGTACCATCATTATTAAAGTATCCTGGTGTTGGAGTGTTTACTTGAGAAACATACACATAAGCACTTCTGTTTGGATAATCACCATTTGTTTTCAAGTAGTAATCAGTACCATCTTGTTCTACAGTTTGGTAAGTGTTACCAATCGCTCTTGCTATGTAATTAGCAGCGGTTGGATCCATTGATAAGTTGTTGTAAGTTTCTAATATTGCTTTTTGATTTTGAGTATCATTACCTCTTCTAAGCAATAAAGCAAATGCACCTGAAGATGTATTTACTGAAGTAATTTCCCATCTTAAGTTATCTGCTGAACCACTAACTAATGTACCACCTGCTGAATCTGCAGCTTGGTAGTTGTTCATGATTGTTCCTTGAGAAATGGTTGTTAATTGAAATGCTGTTTTTAAGTAAGCAGCATCATTTACATTATTAAATCCTACAGTAATGATACCAGAGTTATTAGCACCTGCCTGGCTACCTGAAGTAACAGCTGATGTAAATGATCCTGAAACTACTCTAGTTACAAGTAATGATTCACCACCTTGAGAAAAATAATTTTGTGCTGATACGGTGTTTAAGTATGTATAAAATTGAGAGCCGCTTTCTACAACGCCCCCAAAAATAGCACTATATTGAGAAAATGAAGAAACAGCGGTTGGGATACCTACTGGTCCTTTAACTGCTGGGCCTATGATAGCCGCACCGTAAGTTACAGGTCTTCCTCCAATAAAGGATTGATCGTTTTCTCTTGCTAATACACCTGGAGATATTAATGTTTCTGCCATTGTTTTCTTTTATATTTAAATATTTGTTTTATTATAAATATGAGGAATTATTTCAAAAATCTAACTTGTTGGTGTAAATTCACCATCTTCTAGACTTATATTTCCTTCACCATACTTATCTTGCAATTCTTTTGCAGTTTTAGTTTGTTTCGCTTTTAATTCACTATAAATTGTAAGCTGTTGTTCTTTCAATGACTTTAAATCGGCAATTTGTAATTCTATTTCTCCTAGATTTCCAATAAGATTACTAAGTTCTACTTGGTAATCATTTAATATTGCTAATTCACTTTCAGATAACTTTGATTTTGTTGACATAATTTTTATTTTTTATTCCGTGATAAATATTAACAATTTATTTAAAGATCTAAACTCTTTTCCTTCCATCCCAAGTAGGATCATGTTTCTCATAAGTATCGGCAATATTACTAACTGCTTCAGAAGTAATTGTAATTTTAGCTTTAGAATTATATTTTTTCATTGAATTTAAATCCTTTTGGATTGTATCAGGTATAATATATCCTCTTAGTCTAATATTAAATGTGCCTCTAACTAATCTATCTTGATTAGCTGTTAATTCAGTTGCTGTAGTAAAACTATCTATAAAGGCTCTAAACTGATATCTTTCAGGATTACCCCAATAAGCATCAGAAGCATACTCACATGCTTCAATTACTTTATTTAGCTGCTCCATGTAATATGTTTGGATAATACAGCTATACTCTAAAGTAACGTAATCGGGTTGAGCTACTACTTGAAATACCTCTACTGGTTTTCTATTATTTAATGTAGCAAAATTACTATAAAAATTTTTAGGACTAAATTGTTTAGAAAATGTACCATATAAATTAGGCATGTTAGCATCTAATTTATTAGCTACACTTCTATCTTTAGTTAAAGTATCTCTTTTAATTACAATAATAGGTAACATTAAAGCACCATTTTTATCTCTATAATACCCATCTCTTTGGAATGATTTCCATCTTTCAGGAGAACCATAAATTATAGGTACTTCTCTTCGTTCACCGTTTTGATACACAAACGGTTTAATTACATTCTGGAAGTAATAAAATACAGCTTCGTCAATGTCTTGAATCCCAACGGAGAATTGTTTAGTATCATCTCCTTTGTAGCTCATCTGTTCAGATCTATTAAAATCTATTCCAGTAGCTTGATAATTAGAATTTACGTTTATGTCAGCGTCATTAGGATTACCAACAGCGCCTCTGCCTTCGATGCCACTAAACGGACTTTGCTTTTCAGCACTTATAGCCACTTGTGATTTTGGTATGGGTTTTCTTGGTTGTGCCATTAGAATCTTTCTTGATAAGGTGAAATCGCTACTTTGTCAGCAGGAATATAAAAGTACTACACAATATTGATAAATTATTACCAAATCCTTCTAACCCAGGATTTAATGGATTAGGAGCACCATCAGAATCATTGTTAGGATAAGCAGGATTTTTACCTCCCCAATATTGGTTAGCAACTGTACCTTGTACTCCGTAATATGCTTCTTGATATAAAATAATATCTCCAACTAATGGTAAAACATTTGTATCTACTAAGTCATCTCTAAAGAAATAAAACTCAATACCTTGTAAATATTCTACCCCGTCATCACCCATATTATAGTTTTGATTTTCTCTATTAATCAAACAATTGAATAAAAATGGACCATTATAATATTTTTCACCTGCTGCTTCACCGTAGATATTTACTTTAGTTTCTTCCATTTTAAATTGGTAGAAAGCCGCTTGTTGAGTAATGATGTTACCCATCAATTCTCTATTAAATTTTCTTACGAGAGAAACGTCTCGTTGACTGGTGAACATTGCCATATTATGCTATGAATATTGTGTAAGGAACTTGTTGTAATTCTATCATTTTAGATTCAGCTTCAGATGCTCTTCTTGACAATAAAGATTGTCTTGAAGTTTCATCAAAATACGCTCTTAATCTTTCAATTAATGCATTTTTCTCTGCTGTTGCCGCTGATAATAAATCACCTTGGTTTAAGTTCACTTCCGCGTTAGGAATTGGAATGCTACTATATTTACCTCTTACAT